AGAGGTCGCCTTGACCGATCGAGCGGTTTCCAGAATTCGACAGCGTCAGGATTCACTTCTCTGGCGCGCCATTGATCTTAAGTATCGCGAGCGCACGCCGCGCGAGGGCATGATGCGGATACTCAGAATGGGTCGCGTTCGAGTTGATCGTGTCGTTGCGCGCGCTCAGAGAGCTGTTTGGCGTGAGCGGTCCTCGCTTCAGAATTGAGCAGTGAGTCACTTGACGTGACGAGCAGCAAGATTCAATATTTCATTCAGGCTTAACAACTGTCCCTAAAACCCGCTTTGTGCGGGTTTTTTCGTTTCCAGCGGGTTTTCCCAACCTTAGCCCCGGTTTATCCGGAGCCTTTTTATGCGCTGCTTAACCTGCGGATCTGAGTTTGAGCCGCGCAAAGCGCTGCAACAGCATTGTCATCTGCGCTGCTACAAGCTCGTGCGCGAGCGGCCCCGATGGTCTCGGGAAGACAAACCGACTCACCTCACCCGGTTTCTCAAGGTCCGCGTGAACGGACACCAACGACATGAAATTGCTGATCACAACGTGCCTACTCCTGGTGAGCTTCACCGCCCACGCCCAGACGAATCTCGTCATGGGATGCGCGGATGAGGTGGAGGAAGGCGCAGGTCCCAACGTCTGCAAGAACCTCCAGTATCTGGCGCCGGACGCCGGCTCGAAGGTGATCGCGGTAACGGGCACCGTCAATCAGTGGAGCTTGGCGAGCTGGACGACGTTTTCAAAGCTTCCAGACTCTGCACGAGTCGTGCGCTGCCATATCGAGGTGCCGGCAAACCTCGCCTTTAAGGCCGGTGTCGCCGGGACCGATCCGTGTCCCAGCACCTCAAAGTCATGGATGGTGAAAAACCCCACGACTCCCTCGACCACGATCCAGGCACGTTTCACGTGGAACATCGTGAGCACCTATACGGACGGAAAGGCCATTGCGCCGGCCGATCATCTGGGCTACGAGCTCGTGTGGTGGCGGGATGCGATCCCGCACGAATTCAAGTCGGTGAAGACCGGAACCGTCAATAATTTGACGATCACGGTCCCGAACGCCCGTCTGTGCGCCACCATCAGCACCCTGACGCGCTCAGGCGCCTCAGATCCCTCGCCTGTGAATTGCCAGAGTCCGGGAATTAAACCCCCGGCGCCGGTCCTGATCATCGATTTCCCGTAATGCAGATTGTTGCGACTCGTACGCTGACGAGCCGGTTACCCGCGCCGTCGCTTGCTGCGGTCCCGGCGAGTACGACCCAGATCAATCTCACCTGGACCGCACCGATTCCGACCGGGCAGTCCGTGATTGCAGGCCTTAGGGTCTATCGCTCAACCGGCGCCTCCGGTCCTTGGACGCAGATCGCCAACACCGGCACGTCCTTTAGCACCTCGACCTTGCAGCCGGCGACGACCTATTACTTCTACGTCGAGTACTACGACCAGTACCAAATCGGCTTTGCAAGCCCGGTGGTCGCGTGCGCCACGAATGGCGCCATCACGAACGCCAAACGCTGGCACCCAGGCCATTACATGTTGCTCGATGGGATCAAGAGCTCGCCTGATCGCAGGGCAACGCACATTGCCCAGATCGCAGAGCTTGCGAATGAGCCGACCGTCAAAGGCGTGAAGCTCCAGTTGTATTGGGGTGATGTCGAGAGCGGCACGACGCAGGCCGGTGCAAGCTACCAACCCGGTTACGACATCCTGGACGAGTATCTGGATGCGCTCGGCAACATCGGCAAGAAGATGATCCTGTCGATTCAGGACCGCATCTTTGGCGGCCTGTCTCCTTCGAATCTGACGAATGGTTACTACTTCCCGCAGTACATTACGACCCAGGCGTCCGCGGTCGCGCTTGATGCGCCAGGCTACACAACGCGCATCTGGACGAGCTATACGAACGCCCGCTTGATCGCGCTCAGTGATGCGCTCTCGGCACGTTACGACAACGACGTGCGCTTTGAGATGTACCAAGGGGAAGAGACCGCGCTCGGCCTTGCCGATCCTGCGGGGGTGGGATATTCGGCCTCGGGCCATGCCACGCAGTTGAAGCTCTTCATCGATGAGATGGCGAGCGCTTGGGTGCACACCCTCACGCGCGTGTCGACCAACTTCATGAACGCCTATGGCTCGTTCACGATGGATCAGGCGATGTCGGATCTGCTTTTGTACATGGCCGCGCGCAATGTCGCCGCGGGAGGCCCTGACACGATCCCGAATCAGTCGATTGCGAGCAATCGCATCTTCGCAGGGATCGGGGGCTATACCGACCTTCGAGGAAAAATCCCATGGGTCGGCGAGGTGCAAAGTCCTTCACTCGGCGGCAAAGAAGGCAATTTCACACCCGCGCAAATCTGGATCACCCAACGTGACGGACAGCTCGCGAGCAATCCAAACATCCCGCCGATGTCACCCACTCATATGCTTTGGTATCGCAAAGACTGGCTTCAGGGCACGAGTAATTCCGACGCCTACTGGAAGCAGACGACGGTCAATGGATTCGTGCATCCCGGCATGCTCGAGTACATCCGGAGCATTAACGGGGCGATGGCGCGCACCGCTTGCCCGGATAACTTCCCGGCCTGTCTGACCGCATGATCACATTCTTTGATTCCTCATCGACGCCCACCGACAACGGGGCGAACGGGGATGCCGCGGATCTGACACTTACCCCGCCCGCCTCCATGGTCGCGGGGGACTTCGTCTACGTGCATGTCACGCACCGATCCAATGGCGCCACCCTGACCAATGTTGTGACGGGTGGGCAGAGCTGGACCGCGGAGACCAACCGCAGCAACGGCACATCCTCGGTCGAGCGTGGCTTCTGGTGTCGATTCAATGGAACGTGGGCGGCCGATCCCACCTTTCACACGAACGTCAGTCAGGGCAGCGCGTTCACCGCGATCATGCTGGTGTTCCGACCCACCGGAGGCGGCAATACGTGGGCTGTGGATGTCGCGGAGCAGTTCGTAACCTTCGCCACGCCCGGCTCTCCGTTCGATGTCACACGGGCAGGCCAAACCGCGCTCACCGCGAGCACCGTCACGATCGCAAGCTTTCACGCCTCGAGTGATGCGAATACCTGGTCTCTCCAGACGGGGACATGGACGGCTCCATACGCCCAGATCCGCAACACGACCGGCGCCGGCACGTCGACGCAGCTCGCCTACCTGATTCAGACGTCCGCTGCTGCCACCGGGAGCGTGGTGTCGCGTCAGAATGCAGCGTTGGCCGGAGCTACCATGATTCAAACGTTCAAAGAGATCGCGGCGCCCCTTAAGCGCTTGCTGACCCTAGGAGTAGGTTGATGGCTGATAATGTTCCGATCACCGCAGGCTCAGGGACATCGATTGCCGCGGACGATGTGGCGTCTGTTTACTATCAGCGCGTGAAGATCGCCCATGGCGCCGATGGGGCGGCGACCGATACTCAAATCTCACAGCCACTGCCGGTTCAGACGACCTTCGAATCAAGCCAGGCCTCAAACCTCGGCGCGATCGTCACGCCCAAATTCGCGCTGATCAACACATCATCGAGCGGAGATACGACTCTCGTCGCCGCGGTCGCGAGCAGGAAGATTCGCGTCGTCTCCTACGCGTTCATCTGCTCAGGAACGGTGGGGGTCAAGTTCCAATCTGGCACGGGGGGCACCGCGTTGACGGGGGTAATGGAGTTTACCGCTCAGACCGGCATCGCACCGGGCCTTAATCAATGGGGTCACTTCGAATCCGCCTCGGGCGTATTGCTCGCGATCAATCTGTCCGCCGCCATCGCGGTGCGCGGCCATCTCACCTATCTCGAAATCGCCTAAGCGCTGGAGCCTCAAGACATGCCCGCATCGACCTACCTTGCCAATGCGATCTACAACCATGTGTATCGCAACACGGCCTACACGAGCCCCGCGACCGTGTACGCCGCGCTCTTCACCTCGAGCTCATCGCTCGCTGCTCTCAAGGCCGGCACGCTCACGAACGAGGTCTCGGGAGGCTCCTACGCGCGCGTCGCGGTGACCTTTGCCGCCCCCACCGATGGGGATGGGAGCGCGGGCACCACGACCTTCACGACCGCAACCGCCGGCTGGGGCACGGTGCGGTTCGTTGCGATTATCGATGCGAGCACATCAGGCAACGTGCTCTCGTTCGCGCAGCTCACCTCGGATGTGACGATCAACAACGGCAACACTTTTCAGTTCAACTCGGCCAGCCTTGCAGCCACTGTCGACTGATCCATGCTGTTACTGTTTCGCGGGGCAACCGGCACAGCGGCAACGCTCGGCCTGTCGTTCGGCCTCACCGCCGTCGCGACCGCAACCGTCACACTCGGCATCAGCATTGGACTCACTCCGCCGACATCGGTTGAGCTCAATGTCAGCGTCACCCCTGCGATCACCATCGGGCTTACGGGAAACAACATCCCGTACAGCACAAGCTCCGCAAGCCTCGTCCATACGATCGGCCTCACCGGTCGGTCGGGCTACGCGGTGGCAACGAGCTTTTCGACCGCGCTCGATCTGTCCGGTACGGTCGGCTCGTTCTTCGATGGCAGTGCGAATCTTGCCCACACGCTGGGTCTGGCAGGCGCGGGACGCGCGCAGTCCGGGGCGATCCTGGGTCTTGTCCTGGGTGTCTCAGGCCTTCCGGAGATCACCGGGGGCACGGTCTCAAGCGCCGCCACCCCTGGAATCGTTCTAAACCTGATCGCATCCAGTGAGTTCACTGAAGCCGTACTCGCAGACATCAGCATCGGTCTTAATGCGACGGGAACACTCGTCTCCGGGGTCAACCCCGAAGCCCGAACGCTCGAGAAGCGAGCGCGGATGAGCTTGCGCAGCTTCCTGATTGGTTAACCATGCTGCTGCTTTTTACTGTCCCTGCGATAGTGGTCGGAAACCCCACGGGACTGCTCGACATCTCCCTGGATCTCACCGCTATCTTGCAGATTCTGCCTACACCGACCCGAAGCCGGACAACCTATGCCTCGCCCATACGCCAGATCCATGTGCAACCGAGCGTTAACCGGGCGCACAACGTGATCCGAAAGGTTCAGCGATGATGGATGACTATGGCGAGCCGTATGAGGTCTGCGGATGTCCCGATTACGAGAAAGACCCCCATTCCACTGAGGACTACAGCTTCGGCTGGTCCGCCTATCTCAATGACGACACGATCCTAACGAGCACGTTCCTACTGCCCGATGGACTGACCAAAATCTCTGAATCCAACACGACAACAGGCGCCGCGATCATGGTCAGTGGTGGCAGCTTGGGTCGAACCTATCGAATCACCCATCGCATCACGACCGCCGCAGGGCGGCAGTTCGATCGGACGATTCGTATCCTCATCACGGAGCAATAGCTCAATCAAAGGCTTAGAGTTAAAACAACGTGGCCGCTCCACCTGGAAATAACAACGCCGGTAAAGGTAGGCGCTGGCAAGACGCACTGAACAAAGCGCTAGCGCGCTATGAGAAGCCAGAGAAGCAGATTTCAGCGGGACAGGCTCTCGACAAACTTGCAGAGCAGGTCGTTCAGAAAGCATTGGATGGCCATTGGGATGCAATTCAGGAGATCGGCAATCGCTTGGATGGCAAGCCCGCACAAGCCATAGAGCACACGGGTGATTTACTCCATCGTCACGTCACTGAAGTAACGGATGCAGAGTTACTCGATATCGCCACAGCTAGCAGCGTCGGAGCTTCTGAGACGCCGAGCGGCACGCAGATCAACTGAGGGCTTCGTCAGCTACACGTCCGATCGCTGGACGGCTGGACGACTTCACAAAGAGATCTGCGGACAGTTTGATCGCGTTGAACGAGGTGAAGTCGATCGCTTGATGCTGCTCTTGCCGCCTCAGCACGGTAAGAGCCATATCGCGAGTAAGCGATATCCGGCTTATGCGCTGGGATTAGATCCACGCCATGACATCATCTCAGCATCAGCAACAGCAATGCTCGCTGAGGAATTCGGACGCGAGGTGCGCAACACCATCGCAAGCCATGTTTACAAGCAGCTTTTCCCTGAGACTCGCTTAGCCGAGGACTCGCAGGCCAAAGGACATTGGAGCACCGGGCAAGGCGGCAGTTACTACGCAACTGGCATTGGTGGCGCGCTCATGGGACGCGGCGCCACGCGATTGATCGTTGATGATCCATTCGCCTCGATGCTCGAAGCGCAATCGCAATTGGTGCGCGATAAGGTTTGGGATTGGTATCGCGGCACGGCTTATAACCGTGTACGTCCAGGGGGCGCGATTGTGCTGATTCAGCATCGCATGAATGAGGATGATCTCGCCGGCCGACTCATCGCGCATCAAGCAACGGGCGGAGATAAGTGGGAAATCGTTGAGCTGCCCGCCGTCAAAGACGGTGAGGCCGCGTGGCCAGAGCGCTATAACTTAGAAGCTTTGGAGCGCATCCGCGCGAACATGTCGCCGCGTGAGTGGTCGAGTCTGTATCAGCAGAATCCGACGCCAGATGAGGGCACGTTCTTTCTGCGCAAATACTTCGAGCTGGTTGATCCTAAGAAGATACCGGTTGGCCACAAGTACACGACAGGGGACTTTGCGGTCACAGATGAAGCGGGTGACTACACGGAATTGGCAACCCACACTTATACGGGTGACACGCTCTACCTGGCGGTGGAGGGTTTTCGCGGCCAAACGAGTGCTGATGTCTGGATCGAGAAGCTCGTCGATCAATTTACGCATCATAAGCCGCTCTGTTTCTTCGGTGAATCAGGACCCATCCGCCGCGCCATTGAACCGTTTCTGACGCGGCGCATGCGTGAGCGTCGGAGCTTCTGTCGGCTTGAATGGCTCACAAGGCCTCACGACAAAGCGACCATGGCGCGCCCGTTACAGGCGATGGCCGCAAGCGGTAAGGTGAAGATCGCAGACACCGAGTACGGTCATCACCTCTTGAACCAATTACTCCAATTTCCCGGCGGCAAGCTCGATGACGCAGTCGATATGGCAGGCCTTATGGCGCTTGCAATCGATCAGGCAAGCCCCGGCTTTGTGCAAGCCCATGCGCCTGTAAAGCGTCGGGATCATTGGGATGAAGACGAACCTTCGAACAACTGGAAGACGGCTTAATGGCACGTGTATATCAACTCGCAAAGACGACCGGGACAGGCGCTCAGGCGGCTGTGGACCTAAGCGCTCAAGTAGATCGAGATGAGACGGTATTACAGGTTGAGTTCTCAACGACCGGTGCGGTGTCGATCGAAGGCCGCATCGATGGCGACATGAGCTGGATCGTGATCGCAGGTCCGTATTCGAGTGATACGCTGGTGCCGATTGCCTTTGTGCCCTCGATGCGCGCCAACATCGCCTCGAACGGCGGCACGATCACCGTTAAATTGGCCGCATCCTGATGGCGGACCTGACTCGCACAACCTTGCGCAGTGGAAGCGGCTCAGCGGCAAGCGCGGCCGCGATCGTCACGAATTTCACGCGCGCGAACACGAACAAGTTTCGCGCCGCGCGGGGCAAGGTGCAGGCGGGCCTTGCGAACATGACGATGCTGTGCTCGGGCAATTCGATCACCGCGGGAGCAGGATCAACGGGGGGCTCCGGGAGCTCTGCGAACCTTCTGGGCTCGAACGCCATCTCGAAGGCTTATCCCACTATCCTTGCGCAGGTCCTGACTGCTCGAGGCTTAAACGCAAGCTCACAGTCATTCGTCGGTGGACATGGAAGCAACGACTGGGCCGCACACGACTCGCGCATCAGCATGGGCGGGTGGCTCAACGTCAACGGCTTAGGCTGTATCGGTAGCAACACGCTCCGCGCCCCGTCCGCCGTCGCCGATTGCACCTTCACTCCGACAACCTCAGTCGATACGGTCGAGGCCTATGTGCTGAGGTCCGGTATCGGCTCGATCACGATCAAGAACGATGCGTCGGCCACCTTGGCGACGATCGCAGCCCAAACCGGCTCGGGGATGATCAACAAGACAGTTGTGACCTTAGATGGTGCGGCCGGCACGAAAGTGATCAAAGCCGGCTACGTGACCGCGCCGACCAACCTCATTGGCATGCGCGCGTACAATTCCGCGGTCAAAGAGGTGTCGATCATCAACTCAAGCGCCTATGGCGCGCGGGTGGATTCGCTCAACGACACCTGGGATGCCAATGCATCGGCCGTCACCATTGCACCAGATCTCACGATCCTTGCTTGGACGCGCAACGACTACGGTCAGTCCACTGCCCTTGCGACGTATCGATCGCTCTATCAGCTCGCCATCACCGCAGCCTTAACGACGGGTGATTGCATCCTCGTGATCGAGCCGATGGGTGCCACGGTCACGGGTGATCCAGAGCCCTACTATCAGGTGGTCTATGAGCTTGCCGCCACCAACAACGTCCCGCTCATCGACTTCACAAAGCTCTGGGATGTCTATGCAAATATTCCGACCTGGTACATCGATGGCATCCACCCGGTGGGCTTTGCGTACGCCGAGATGGCGCGTCAACTCGCAGAGATTCTGCTGACTGTCTAGCATGACAGACGAGACCGGAAAGGAAGACGACGGCATCATCGCCAAGCGCCGCTGTGTCGATGAATATCTCGACAACAGCCGTGACGAGCGCGAGTGGGCTGAGCTGCATCGAGACTACTTCGACGACAAGCAGTGGACGGACACCGAGATCTCAGCCCTTCAGGCGCGCGGGCAACCCGTCATCACGGATAACAAGATCAAAGATAAGGTCGAGTACCTGGAGGGCGTCGAGCGCAAGACGCGTACCGACCCTAAAGCCTTCCCGCGCAATGAGACCGCGGCAGAGTCTGCGGACGTAGCGACCGATTGCATTCGCTTCGTGTTCGACAAGAACAGTTTCCCGCGCATCAAGTCTGCGGTGTTCCAGAACCTCTGTATCGAGGGCTTCGGCGGCTGCGAGGTCATCGCGGATAAGAACGGCGATGTCATCATTCGCAAGATTCGATGGGATCGCCTGTACCGAGATACGTACAGCATGGAGCCGGACTGCTCGGATTCGGGCTATCTCGGCGTCATTACCTGGATGGATGAGTCGCGAGCGCTTGAGAAGTGGAAAAACTCCAAATCAATACTCGAGCTGACCGCAGCCCAAGGCGCCACGCGAAACACCGGGGAGACGAGCGACGATAAACCGCGCTGGGCGGACAGCAAACGCAAGCGCGTGCAGATCTTCGAGCACTACGAGAAGCGAGGCGAGAAGTGGTATCGCTCGGTGTTCTGCTGGGGAGGATTTCTCGAGAAGGAAGAGGAATGTCCGTACAAGTACGATGACGACGGCACCGAGAAGCATGAGTGCCCGATCATCGTGGCTTCCGCCTACATCGACCGCGAAGGACGCCGGTATGGGCTGGTAAAGCGCTATATCTCGTTGCAGGACGAGGTCAACAAGCGTCGCTCGAAGTCACTACACGAGCTCGTGAGCAAGCGCGTCATCGCCGAGAAGGGCGCGGTTGATGATGTCACCAAGGCGCGCAAGGAAGTGCACAAGCCCGATGGGTACGTTGAGATCACCCCCGGCATGAAGTTTGATGTCGAGCAAAACCTCGATATGTCGGCGGGCCATCTGCAACTCTTGCAGCAAGCGGAGAATGCGCTGTCTGCCACCGGTCCCAATGCTGCGCTCCTAGGTCAGTCCGGCGCCATCTCGGGACGCGCGAAGCAACTCGACCAGCAGGGCGGCTCACTTCAGATCGGCGTCCTGTTCGATGCCATCAAAGACTTTCAGCTCCGGGTGGCGCGCGCGGTGTGGAATCGTATTCGCCAGTACTGGGATGGCGAGATGATGATTCGGGTCACGGATAACGAGAACGGCTTGAAGTTCATCAAGCTCAATCAGCCGTTGACGCGTGGGGATCTGATTGCACAGCAGATGAAGGGCATGCCTCCTGAAGAGGCGGAGCCGCGCTTACAGGCGCTTGCGCAGGATCCTGAGGCCCAACTCCCTGCGACCGATGAGCAGGGTAAGCAGATGCGCAAGAACGATGTCGAGACGCTCGATGTGGACATCATCATCGATGAGACACCGGACATTGTGACGGTGCAGCAGGAAGAGTTCGCGGACCTTGTGGACCTTGCGCGCAGTGGCACGGTGCAACTGCCGCCTGAGGTTCTGATCGAGGCGTCAAACCTTCGATCGGACAAGAAGAAACGCATCATGGACATCCTCAAACCTAAGGATGATCCAGCTGCCGCGATGCAGCAGCAGTTCGCGCAGATGATGGCGCAGCTCGAGGCGCTATTGAAGCAGGCTCAGGTGCACAAGACGCAGGCAGAAGGCGACTTAGCTCAGGCACGCGCCGAAAAGGAGCATGTACACGCGGCTACTTCGGTCGTGGAGGCTTCGAATCCACAGGTGCTGAATGGAGAGTCGGGCCCGCCACAGCCGCAGGGAAGTCAAGCGGGCCTTCAGTAATCGCGAGACTGAGATCATCCGCAAGCAAGCGAAGCTCAGCGATCACATCGGGCAGTGTGAAGCTTGCATTCAGTGAGCGCTGTATCTCGATGCGTCGCCCATCGGGCAGGCGGAATTTGAAGGGCAGCGAGTGTTGCGAGCCGGAGGGACTTGAGATGACGAAGCTCACGCCTTGCATTTGGAATTCGGGATTGTTTGACATGAGGACCCCGCTAAATGGATGAGTTTAAAAGCAAGCTCAAGTCACGCGTCTTGATATTAGCCGGGTATCTGGCTTCCAACGAAGCTATGACCAAAACAGATGCGGAGTTAAGCGTCAGAGAGATTGTCTCCACCATTGGTGCTGATAAAAATATCTCTCATACAGCGCTAGCACTGATTGCAAGTGAGTTAGCCGCTTACATCGATGTTCACTAGGCGGCCTTTGTGATCATGCGATCACAGACGGGACATTTGATCTCGTAGTAGTTGCCATCGCGCTGATCCCACTGTTTTGTCATCTCGCCGATACAGGTCTCGATGACGGTCTTGCAGGCATTGCAGGTCAGCGCAAAAGGCTGGCTATCGACCTGGATATTGCCAAAACTTAGAATTTTCATGATTGCTCCTAGTGACTCGCCGCTCGGATGATCACCGCGCGTCTTCGGGCTGCTGTCATGTGCTGCGCGCCCAGAATGATGCGCTCGATGAGCTGGTAGACCTGGTGATGTTGCTCGAGGCTCATCGCGTCCCAGTCTTTGGGGTCAAAGGTGAGGACGTGCTTGGAGAATTCGCCTCCTGCTTTCAGCTCGACGCCCGCTGCAATGTAGCCCTCAGGCTCAATCTTGCGCGCACCGCGGTTGAAGGCGATGGAAGATTTGTGTTTCTGAGAAATCGCCCACTCGATGGCCTCGATTTCAAGCGGAATGGCCGTTTCGTCCGTGGCCGCTTGCAGTACGGCCAGAAAATGAAGCTTTTGCATAATATTTATTCCTCTCTAGAGCATAGGCGCAACAAACAGCAGGTCTCTGATTGCCTCGCGTTTACTTTTTAAGCCTGCGGCGATCATCTCGTTAAGTCCGCATCCTGGACGGTATGCATGCTCTACCAGCATAACTTTACGAATTCTGGCGCGCTGACCCCATTGACATCCGATAGCCAGGGAGCAGCCGAAGTCCGCAATGTGACAAATGACCTTATCGCAGTGAGGACGCAGCGCGTCTTCTAGCCATTTGTAGGCTTGAGGAATGGGTTCGCTCATTCCTGAATATTACACCTGCCGCCGAGGTTAACGGGCGTTTGGCTCGCGTGAGCCGTTAATCACGCAAATCGCCGCCGGATTCTCGGGCGTTCGTATCCACACGTAATGGAGATGACATGAGTAATTTTCTCGCTGATGTTCTATCTGACAAAGCCTTACCCGATCCCGACACGGTGAAGGATGAGACACCGGAGCCGGAAACACCGGACCCGGTTGATCTGCCTGCCGATGAGCCGAAAGACCCGATCGAGACGCCGCCTCCTGAAGAGGATAAGCCCTCAGAGAATGCGCAAGTCCGGGAACCTAACGGCAAGTTTGCCAAGACCGTTCCGCTTGAAGCGCTGCACGCCGAGCGCGAGAAGCGTCGGCAACTCGAAGCTCAGATCGCAGAGAGTGAGAAGAAGCCCCGACCTTCGGTTTTCGAGGATGAGGATAAAGCGTTCAACGAACGCCTGTCCCAAGCCACGCAACCACTGGTGCAAAAGCTCTTCAATCTCTCGGTATCAGCCGCTAAGCGGGTTCCAGGTCGCGAGGATTATCAGGATATCTATGACTTCATGAATTCGGAGGTGCAAGCGCACCCCGAGCTCATGCGGGACATCGATGCGTCTGAAGATCCGGGTGAGTACATCTACCAGCTCGGCAAGACCCGCAAGGAGCTTTCCGAGGTCGGTGGAGATATCACGAAACTGCGTGATCACATCACGACCAAAGCGCGCGCTGAATTGAAGCTATCAAAAGATCGCATCAAGGCGCTCGAGGCGGAATTGGCCGCGATGAAGGCAAGTCAGGAGAAGCGAGCAAAGATCCCTCAGTCATTGAATGCTGAAGCATCCGGGGCCGTGAAAGATGATGTCTTCGCAGGTCCCACCCCTCTTAAAACTATTCTCGGTAAATAACTCGCGCGTGAGGTGCTAGCAGTGGCAGATTCTGTGCCCTTGTATCCGCCCGCGCGCATGCAAGGGATCTAATGGCTATTACATACACAGCCTCAGCCGCACGCGTGCAGGCCTGGGATGATGAATTCTTTGGCGAGTACATTCGCCAGTCGCGCTGGAAGCCCTACATGGGCACGGATGAGAATTCCATCATCCAGATCAAAGAGCGCGGGTCAGGCACTTGGAAACGCGGCGACCGGTTCACGTTCAACTTCGTAGGTGAGTTGACCAATTCGGGCGTCACGGGCTCGAACATGATGGAAGGCAACGAGGAAGCGCTTGATCAGCATGCGTTCCTGCTCGCGGTCGATAAGATTCGAAACGCCGTCCTCGTGCCTGAAGTCGAAGAGATCAAGAACGCGATCGACATGCGCAATGCCGCGCGCGCTCGGTTGAAGACCTGGATCTCAACGGACCTTCGCGACAAGCTCACTTTGGCGATCGGCAATATCAACGGCGTGCCGTATGCCACGGCAACCGAGGCGCAGAAGGATGCCTGGCTTGATTACAACAACGATCGCGTGCTCTTCGGCGCAACCGTTGGAAACACGGACTCGTCCGGTGGATCAGGAGGCTTAGGTTACGATCACTCAGATTCTCTGGTCACGATCGATAACACGGCTGACAAGATGACCCCGGACATGATCGGGCTTGCCAAGCGCTTAGCGCAGAATTCAAACCCGAAGATTCAGCCCGTGCGTATCGAGGGCGACGAGGAATGGTACGTGCTCGCGCTCAATAAGTACGCCATGCGAGACCTCAAAGCCAACGCGGCTTTCATGCAGGCGAACCGCGAGGCGCGCGAGCGCAGCAAAGAAAATCCGATCTTCAAGGGTGCGGATTACGTGTGGGATGGCGTGATCATTCGGGAATTCCCAGAGATTCCGCTCACCACGAACGGCACGATTCAGATCGGGCCGAATTACCTCATGGGCGCGCAGGCCATGGGCCTTGCGTGGGCTCGTCGCTCGCGCACGGTCACGAAGACCTTTGACTACGAGGACAAGTGGGGCGTCGAGATCAGCGAGATTCGCGGTATGGATAAACTGCGCTTCGGCTACAACACGGTGGATGACACCAACACCAAAGACGGCGGCGTGGTTACGGTGTGGGCAGCCGCGGTCGCGGACTGATAGGAGCACAACAACATGGCAACATTATTTAGCAATCGCGGCGCCGCGAACTTCCCGGTTCCCCAGGCTGTCGGCGGTGGAATCCTCAATTCTCATTGGGGCACGTATAACTTTCTCGTCAATCCCACGGCTGGCGATATCGTGCGCATGCTCACGCTACCCGCACGCTCCACCGTGCTCAGTGGCTTTCTGTACGGACCGGACATCGATACGGGCACGGACGCGCTCGACATCGATGTCGGCTGGCTCGCGAATGGCGTGGAAGCGGCGGACCCAGACGGCTTCGGCAACATGGGCGTGTTGAACGGTGCTGCGATCACGAACGTGAAGCCTGAGACGGGCATTTGGCGCCCACTTGGGGGCGTGCTGTTCACGACCGGCCCGCAGTTCTTCACGGCGGAGACGAACATCGTATTGACGGTCATTGCCGCGGCAAACGCCGGTGGCACGGGCCGGCTTACGTTGCAAGTCAATTACGTCTGCCTGTAAGGAGTCAGCACACATGACAGACAAACATCCTGATGCGAAGGAAGATCTCAAGACTGAGCGGAAGCTGTCTCAGTTCAAGTACGTGGGCGGACGCGACACGGGCGTGAACGCGGATAAGCAAAAGGTGATGTACGGGATCGTCTTTCCGATTGGAAAGCCCGTAGAGGTTCCCGATCATGTAGCCCACAAGCTGCGCACCAAAGCCGGACGCGACGAAGATGAGTTCGTCGAGGTCTCAGTCGGTCCTGAGAAAACCGAGGCTGAGAAGCAGCGCGAGGCCGAAGCCAAGGAGCAAGCGAAGCCCAAGGCGCCTGAGAAGCTAACGCCTGAAGAGATCGCCGATCTCAAGGCGAAGGCGTCGAAGGAAGACGCGCGGGTCGCGAAAGCTCAAGAAGACGCAAAACTCGGTCGATAAATGACACTCGTAGATCTCTACGATAGGGTACTCCAGCGGCTGGAAGTGACAGCCGCTGGAGAGCCTAACGATGTGTCAGACGTGCAGGTCGTCTCAGGTTGGTACGAGGCCCTGTATGACATGTTGCTCACCAAAGGCCTTGCCGCATGGGGCTTGACGGATGATGTGCCGGCCTATGCGGTGATTCCGCTGACGTTCATGCTGTCTTATCTGAGTGCGCGGGATTTCGGCAAGAACGCGCAGGACTACGCGGCGGAAGGGGCGCTCGACCTACCTACGCCATCCATTGCAGAGCGACAGCTGCGTACACAGCTCGCCAAACGGGTCATTCCCTGTCGCATGCGGATTGAGTATTTCTGATGCGCATTCCCTTTGGTACTCAGTCCTATCGGCATAGATCATTGCCGCTGTCTGCTCAGAGAATGGTGAATTGTTATCTCGAGCCAGCGCCACCCCAGGCCAAGACCTTTGCAGCCGTGGTGCAAAGTTATGGGCTTCGACAGATCGCAAACGTCGGCACAGACTATCTGCGCGGCGGCATCGTTCGTAATGGCATTCCCTATGTTGTCGCGGGGGAGAAGCTCTATCGCCTTGCGGCTAACGGTACGGCGACCCCGCTGGGAGATATTCCCGGCATTGGCTATGTGGATATGGCCGGGGATGAACAGAACATCATGCTCGTCTCGCGAGGGCATGGCTGGTATTGGAACGGCGCCACGGTCCAGCCGATCAACGATCCGGATTTCCCAGGCGCCGAATGGGTTGAAACGCTCGATGGCTATTACATCATCGGAGCGATGGGCTCAGGCAAGTTTTATATCTCAACCAATCGCAACCCTTCCGATTGGGATGGACTCGACTTCGCATCGGCTGAGAAATACCCCGACGATTTGGTCGGCGGCATTGTCGCAAACGGAGAAGTGTTTCTCTTCGGCAAAGAGAGCTTCGAGGTCTGGTACAACAGTGGGGATGCAGACTTTCCACTCGAGCGTTCCTCGGCAGGCTTTGGAGACGTGGGTTGTCTGTCGCGATTTGGATTAGCCAAAGCTGACAACAGCGTCTTTTTCTTAGGTCATGACGGTGTGATCTATCGTCTGAATGGATATCAGCCGCAACGAATATCGACCGACGCAATAGAGCAGGCCATAGAGGACATGGCTGACAAAACCTGTTATGCGATGTCCTTCAATGAAGGCGGACATAAGTTTGTCTCTTTCACCTTCGACACCTGTACATGGGTGTTTGATGTGGCAACCAATCTGCCACACGATAGGATTAGCTTTAATCTGCCAAATTGGCGTCCGTTGTTTATCTTGCGCGCATTCGATAAGTGGATCGTCGGGGATTTCTACACGAATGCGATCGCTGAGCTCGATGCATATGAATTTGCGGAGTTCGGCGATATTCTCAGATCCTCGGCCACCTCTCCTGCGGTGTCTGATGATGATCACCGCATGACTCATTCACGGGTCAAATTAGTGTTTGAGCAGGGCGTGGGCCGTGTGTCCGGTCAAGGATCAGACCCTCAGGTCATGCTGCGATTCTCAGATGATGGTGGGCGCAAGTGGTCTAGCGAGAAGTGGAGAAGCTTGGGCAAAATCGGTCAGACAAAGAGACAGGTCACATTCAATCGAATGGGTCAATGCCGCGACCGGGTGTATGAGTTCGCGATCACCGATCCCGTGCGCCGTACACTGATTCTCGCAACGACCGATGTAACGGTAGACGGCGCGTGAAGATCCAGGGCGTTAAGAATTTCCCGACGACACTTGCGGACCTGGATCGCCTGTTTCGAGGCATGCTCGTTGAGCCGAGCAATGACACCGTTGGGCCGAATCAGTTGAAGAGCAACGCTGTCACGAACTCAAAGCTGCGCGACAGCGCGGGAAACTCTGTGATCGGCCGATCTTCCGGGAGCTCGGGAGATCCGGGCGATATCGTCATCAACGAC